AATTGGGTTTGACGCCTCGTAGTCGCTTGTCGGCTGGCAAGGCTGAAGAGGATAGTCCTGTTGCCCAATTCCTGCGGGGACCGTTGGCGCAATGAACTGGCAGGAAGGTGTTGCGTATGCCCATGACGTTGCAAAGGGCGAAATCAATGTCTGCAACGATGTTCGGTTGGCGTGTCAGCGGTTTATTAACCAACTAGAGAACGCCGAGTGGGAGTGGGTATTTGACCCCAGGTTCCCGGCGCACGTCATTCAATTCGCCGCAACACTGAGGCATACAAAGGGTCCGCAGGCAGGCGAACCAGTAATATTACAACCGTTCCAACTGTTGCTAATTTGCGCCGTGTATGGGTTCAGGTCCAAAAAGGATTTGAACAAACGCATGGTGACCGACGTCATACTGTTTATTCCCCGCAAGGCAGGTAAGTCGACACTTACCGCTGTGCTGACTTTGTACGAATTGCTGTTTGGCGAGGCTGGCCCCGAGGTGTTTACCCTGGCAACCAATCGAGAGCAAGCAACCATTGTGTTCGACGCCGCCAAGGGGTTTGTCGAATCAATGCCCAAAGATTTAGCCGACCTGTTTAATCCGAGCAAATACAGCATTGGCAAACGGGGCGATTCGCAATCAATGTTCAAGGCGTTGAGTCGGGATACAAAAAAATCAGGTGACGGCAAAAACCCGTCTTGCGTGGTGGTGGACGAGGCCGCGCAGATTGTCGACCGCAACTCAATCGAGGTGTTGCACTCCGGTATGGTTGCCCGACAGAATCCGTTGCGGGTTTATATCACGACCGCCTCGTTTACAAAGGACACAAAGTTCTACGAGGATTTGTCGATGCTCCAGTCTATGCTGAGAGGCGAAGCGTCAGACAACCCGAGGTGGTTTGGCTTGCTGTACGGGCTGGACTTGGGCGACGACTGGCGGGAACCCGAAAACTGGGCCAAGGCCAACCCCATGCACGGCATATCTGTGTTTGAGGACGCGATTCACTCTAGGGCCGAGGAAGCAAAGCACAAACCTGCGGCGTTGAACGAATTTTTGTGCAAAACGCTGAATGTTTGGGTATCTTCAAATGCCGCATGGCTGGATCGCGCTCACTGGGACGACCCTGCTTGCCACATCATTACCCGAAGGCCAGAACCCGAGGCGTCTTTTATTGGGTTTGACTTAGCGGCAACCCGAGATTTGAATTCCGTCTGTACGTTGAACCGCTTTGGCGAAGATGATTACGAAGCCGAATGGCAGTTTTTCTTGCCCGAGGAAAGTCTGCAATTTATCCCAAAACATTACCTGGACATTTTTCGGGTGGCAATCCAGTCAGGAATCCTAAAGTTGACCGAGGGCAACGTAATGGACGACCGGGAAATCAGCGACTACATCATCAACCAGCAGTGTAATAAATACAACATTAAAGAGGTTGGTTACGATGCTTATAACGCCGCTTCGCTGGTTGCGCGGTTGCATGATGGTGGCGTCCCGGTCAAAAAGGTCGGGCAGGGCATGGCGGTACTGAATAACCCAAGCAAATATATTGAAAAGTTGATTCTTAACAAGAAAATCAAACATGACGGCAATCCATTCCTGGGATGGCAACTGGGCAACTGCTCTGTGTTCCAAGACGTCAACGGAAATATTAAGGTTCGGAAAAACGAAGCGGACAAAGCGGCAAAAGTGGACGGCATAATCTCGCTCATCATTGCGGCGCACTGCTCTTTGGACAACCCGTTCGTAAGTAATAGTTTCGGATTCAGGTCGTTTTGATATACCATTGTCGAAAACTGGGGGTCAAAAATGGGAATTCTGGATATTTTTAGCAGAAAAAAATCGGTTCAAAATGAATCAAATACCGTTTTGGGCCAACTGCAACTGGGTAACCAAGTTCTGTACGGAACCTCACAAAAGGGGCAACCGTCACAGCAATTGCTGTATGTCACTACGTCGAGCACGACCACCGCTGGTCGCACGCTCGATATGTCGGCACTCACCCGAAATTCGACGGTAATGGCGTGCGTTGGAGCAAAGGCTCGGACCTTGGCTCAATGCGGTATCAGCATTATGTCAAAGCAAGACGACGGCACGTTTGTTGACGCGATCAAAGACCCGTCCGTCGGTTCGCGGGATAAAGCAAAAGCAAAGCAAGTCATGAACCTGTTGCACAACCCGAACAACTTTCAGTCGTGCTACGAGTTCTGGTATCAGTGGTGTATGTGGCAGGATTTGGCAGGCGAATCGTTCACTCTGTGGTGGAGAAAAGACAAAGCGGATTCAATGCAAACGCCGCTGGAAATGTACAACCTAGACGCGACCCTGATTACGGTTGTGTTGACGCCAGCCCGTTATCCGTCATACCGTTTGTCGACGCCTTCGTATGGATTTAGCAAAGACGAACCGCTGGACGCTCATACGGTCATGCACATTAAGGAAGCCGCTTGGCAAGGCTCGTCAGGTTTTAACAAGGGTATTCTTGCAACTGAATTGGTGGCGTTGGATCAAGACATTGATATTTACGCCAACTTCATTATGCAGAACGGAGCAAAACCGTCCGGTATTTTCTACACCGATCAGGTTATTCCCGACGCCAAATTCAAAGAGATTGCCGCCCGGATCAAAGAAACCTGGAACGCAATGACTGGCAGTCGCGCCGTTGACCCGAGCAAAGCCGGTCAGGGTATGTTGCTTGACCAGGGCATGAAATACTCAGCAATTGATATGCTGACTTTGCAGGATGCCGAAGCCGCCGCGCTCAAAGAGCAAACCATGAAACGAATCTGTGGTTTGTTTGGCGTACCGCCTGCAATGATTGGTATTGCCGACCAGAAATATAATAATACCCAAACGATGCTGGATGAGTTCCACAAAACGACGATGTATCCGACCGTCATAAACCTGGAGCAAAAACTCAAACAGCATTTGTTTAAGGGATACCCAACCCTTCACGTCCGTTTTGATACTAAGGACTTTTTGAAGGGTGCGCCACTGGATCAAATGAATTTTGTGACGGCTGGTGTAAAAGCCGGTATTATGACGCCCAATGAGGCGCGGGAATATATGAATATGCCCGAGCATGAGGACGGCAACGAGTTGTCGGCAAGTGGCGGCGGCGGTGGTCCGATCCCCGGAACGTCCCCACAAGATACCGGGGGCGGCGGTGGAAATCAGCGCAGTCGAATGAATATCGGGGCCAATCAATGAATCGGCTCAAAATGGCATTAGCAATTTTGACTTCACAAATAAAGAGGTCCGATGTTACACTTCAGGTAATAGAAAAACCCCACAAGATACAAGACGATAATCAATCTATTCACAACGGGGTGGTTAATGAAAAATCTGACACTGATTTGCGAAGCGCAGGTGAAACTGTCACCGTCCGCAGACGAGGCCGCAAACCCAAGCGGAAAGATTGAGGCCCGTGTTACGACCTGGGGTGCTCGTGAAGGCGAGGACGGTCGTCGATTCAATTATCAGCCCGAGGGCTTCGCAAATTGGGCCAAAGAGTTCGCCGAAAACGACAAACCTTTGCCGATGTTCCTGAATCACAACGACCACGGAATGCCGATGGGCGAGTGGACGGAATTCAATTTTGATGATGAAGGAATGACCGCTTCGGGACGTTTGTATCTGAATACCGTTGGCGGCTCTGACCTTTATCAAATCCTCAAAGAATCCCCCAAAATGTTTGGCGGCGTTTCTGTTGGCGCGTATGCCGAGGAAGCGTGTTGGGTCGATGGTGAAGGCAATCCCATCATGTCTGGCGACGATGACACTGAAGCATATTTCCAAATCACAAAAGGTGGTTTGCGCGAAGTGTCTGTCGTGATGTATCCAAACAACCCAAATGCTGAAATTCAAAAACTGGAATATTTCACCAAAGATGGTGAGATTGACCTTCGAGTTTTGGAACGATCCCTGCGAGATGCCGGGGTTTCAAAGCAGAATGCGGTCACTGCCGCATCTGTATTCAAGCGTGTAATTGAACAGCGAGATGCTGTGCAGTTGCCGGTTGAAAATGCGCCGAGTCGGAGCGATTCTGATGCGGAAGTGACCAAGGCCGACGAACTGCTTGCCGCACTTGAACTGCGCGAGTTGACCGAGGCATTATCCAAACGTCTTAAATAAGGACAACATCATGTCGATTGAAAAAGTGCTCGAAAAAGTGGACGAAATCAAAGCGTCCAACCTGGAAGAAATCGCCAAAGTGGAAACCAAAGTCGCCGAGACTGTGGAATCCGTGAAGGCCGAATTCACCGAAAAAGTGGCGGCTCTGGAGGCGAAAGTCTCTGCGATCCAAGTGCCTGAAATCATGCGTGCGCCTGCGAAAACCGTTCGCCAGGACGTCAACCGCATGGTCAAGGAACAACTGCGTAAGTTCTATCAAGAAAACAAGCGTGTGCATCAAGAAATCAAACTGTTCGAGTCCACCGACCAGTTCGATGCGTACATGACGGAAGCGTCTACCCTGACCGGCTCCGGTGCTGGCATCGGTGGCCGTACCGCCTACGATCCCGTGTTCCACAAAATGCGTCTGTTGAACCCGATGCGCGGCCTGTCGCGTAACGTGTCGACCGATGGCGCAACCTATCAGTTCCGCGCAAAAACCGGCAACGCTGGTGCGGCCTGGGGCTATGCGATTCAGAACAACGGTTCGGCTACGACTGAAGCAACCAGCATTTGGCAACTGAACCTGAAAGACGTCAACGTGCAATTCCCGATCCGTACTGCGGCTCTGGATGATATTGACGGCTTGGACGCAAACGTCGTTGATGACATGCTTCAAGAATTCAGTCAGGTGGAGGGCCAATCGATGATCCTCAATAATGATCAGGCTGGAACGACCACCACCGCTTATGGCGGCACTGACGGCCTGCGTGGTCTAAATAGTTACCCCGGTGCGAATGCTTCGTACGCTGGCGGTACTATCAGCACCGCCGCCTTCGGCAACTCTGGTACTGCGGCATCCGATGGTCTGCATAGCATCGCTACGTATGATCAAGCAACCACTAACGGCTTTGGCTCTGCGAACCTCATCACGTTTGGCGACATCGTGACGTTCATTCACAGTCTGCCGCAACAGTACTGGAGCAACGGCAACTCGTTCATGATGAGTCCGCTCGCTCTGGCTGGCCTGCGTGGTCTGGTGGACGACAACGGCACTCCGGTGTTCGAGCGTATGTCTCCGCTGGTGTATGACGGCATCGTGGGCAAACTGTTGGGCTTCGACGTTCGCGTTAACGCCTACTGCGATAGCCCCGTTGGGCCTGCTGGCTCTGCTGGCACGACCTCGCTGTATCCGATTTATTTCGGTGACTTCACCCGTGGTCATACCATCGTTGATCGTCTCAACATGGTATTGCGTCGCTACGACCAGACGCAACCAGGATTTATCACATACTATGG